CTCATCAGACTGCGCCTCAACATCGTTCGCCGCCGCCGCTTCCAACGACTTCCGGGCCGCCGCGGCCTTCGCCGCGTTCAGCGCCTCGGTCGCGATCAGAAGTTTCTTCTCGGACGCTTCCGCGTTCCGGTCAGCCCTAGCCGAAGCTTCCGTGGCGGCGGTGACCTGGATGTCCGTGCGCCCACGCTTGTCCATGACCGTCGCAAGGCGCTCGTGGGCAACATAAGCGACGGAGGCACTGTTAGCGGCCTGCCTAGTCGCAGCCTCAAGGTTCCGCTCAGCAATCGCCACAGCATCAAGCTTCGTCAGCGCCTCAGCAACGTTCGCGTCAACCTTGATCTTCGGGTCAAGGGAGCCAAGCTCGTGCGCCTCGGTCTTGGCTTCCTCGGCCTTGCGGTCCCACTCTGACTTATCAATAGACAGTTTCGCGTCGATACTGCCTACAGTTGTGGGTCCGTCTGACATGGCTTACTCTCCAAACATGGGCGGGGGCGGCTTGTCGTCTTCTTCGGGGCGGGTCGCACGCCACAACCTCGTGTCCGTTTGCAACAGCCCATGAACCAGGACGCGGAACTCGGCCCACAGAATCGGGTCGCGATGCAACCGGATCCCGTACTCAGACGCGAAGTCAGCGACGATCAGGCCCCAGTGGTCGAGGATTTGACCCCACGTGACCGGGTTGCCTTGGGCTTCCGGGGGCTTTTCGTACCACTCGTAGAGGCCAGTTGCGGGGTCGTAGAGGCCGCGCCCGTGGGGGTCGTCTGCTCCTGTTTTTGCAGGATCGTCACCAGACTCTCCAACAGCCCTTTTGGGACGCCGTTCTCCCACACCGCCTCAGCGGATTCGCGACCGTTCTTGAACTCAGCCAAAGCCGTCCACAACGCCCGGTCAATCACAGCCGGGGGAACATGGTCGGCCAACATGGCCTCGTACACGTCCTCACCCAAAAGCATCGGGATCAGGTCGGACCACATCACCGTTTCCTCGTTGGACAGTGACTTGTGGATCCGCAAACCGTCCTTCATCGACACGGGCGGCAGCTCATACTCTTTGCCCCGGTACGGGATGACAAGGGGGCCAACAACTTCTTCATAGGGGCGCAACGCCATTATGTTCTCCTGCTCATAGGGTGCTCATGAAAGGTTGGGGGGTCTCCCCGCCGTGCCGGGTGAGGGCGCGGCGGGGGGACGGTTGTTTGGGCTAAGCGCCGCGGGTGTACGGGAAGGACGCGGAAGCGCCGGCGGCGTTCGTGACCACAATCGGGGCCGAACCAGCCGAACCGGCAGGCATCACGGCTTCGATCAGGGAGTCGGAGACGACATCCCATGTGGTGGCGTTCACGCCGCCGAACTTCACACCCGTAGTCGATACGGTGCCGGTGAAACCGCCGCCCGTGATACGGACCAGACCCGCAGCCGCGACACCGGACGGGGTAGCGGACGCGATGACCGGGACAGCGGCAGCGGCGTACGGGTTGGTGATCGCGGACAGGATCCCGTCACCCTTGAACGTCATCGTGACCTCTTCAAGGTCCGCGATGCCGGTCTTGGACTGCTGCCAGTCCACCATGGCGCGGCCCGAGTAAGCTTCGGGTGCGCCGTTGCGGTCGTACCAGCGCACGTACAGCCGGTTGGCGTCCCCGAACTGGTACCGTGCGGCGCGGACGAGTTCCTGGCCCGGATCGAACACGCCAGACGTGTTCTTCCGGTTCGCTTTCGCGACGACGGTCCACGCGGTCAGCGTCTTCTCGATGGACGCGAACCCGTTGCTGTCGTAGTCGTCGGCGGGCTGGTAGGTCGGTTGTTCGTTGGGGGAAAGGTCGGTGATTCCGGCAATGCCGAGCCATGAGGCGTTATCGGCGGATACCTGGAACTTGAAGCGGCGAGCAAGGCTCGTAGACATTGATGCCTCCTGAGGGGCTGATTTTGGGTACAAAAAAAGCCCCCACGATGTGGAGGCTAGAAGGGGTTACTTGCTATTCAGTTATGGGGTGCCGGGTTAGTCCCAGCCGCTATCGGGCCGGTTCACGGTCGGCGGGTAGTCAAGGTCGATGTACATGTGATCGACCCTTTCCCACCGCTTCGAGTTGTCCTGCCCCATCGGCACGGACGAGTTCCGCAGGCACTGAATGATATGGGTTGACCCCATCGTCAGGTTCTTGATGTTCTGCAACAGGTCAAAGCAGGCGTCCCCGAGGTCTTCCACGTCAAGAGGCTGATTCGGGAGGCCCCGGGTGCGGACTTGCAGGAGCGTCTTACCCATCGGTATCTCGACCGAGTCAATGAGCGGCACGACGGTGAGGATAATGCACCGGTCGGGGCCTTGCGGGACGGTCTTGAATACGATCCCGGTTTGCGTGGGCGTATAGACCCCGGACGGGTTGTAAACGCCGATCCCGGAGTCGTTGAGCATCTGAGCGAAGCCCACAAGCAGGTCACGTGTCGCGGTTGCCATACGCTCCCTATTCTATTCGATGACCTTGCGCAATTCGGTGGCCGTTATCTCAAGGATTTTCTCGGTTTCCTGCACCAGCGGTTGCTCAAGGTACAGTGACTGGCCTACCTCGTGCCTGAGTTGCAGTTCATAATGCTGGTACCGGGCATAGGGGCCGGGGTAGTAGACCGCTGCGCCCTTCCTGTCAATGGTGTTGACGGTCGATGCGCCCGCCCGGAGGTCGCCGGTTTCCATTGGCGTTTTGGAGACGGCGACTTCACGCAAGTGCTCCATGGCCTTGAACGAGGCGTCGGGGATCGCGGCCACAACAGCGTCGGTTATCTTGTCCATGTGAATGCTGAACGTCTCACCCATAACAGCCCCCTACTTGAGATAGATCGCGGCGTGCTCGGGCAAACCGAGGCCGGGGGCGTCGTTGATGTTCTGTGAGATGACGTAGCAGACGCGCCCGCCGAAGGTCACCTTCGAGTCAGGCGGGAACAATGCCCCGTCAGCCACAGAACAATAGAACGTGGACGATGCCACAACCTGCTGCCCGTCCTGCGCCCTGACAAGAACGTTCTTGCCCTCAAGGAACCCGTGCACCAGTGTTGCGCCGGGGAAGTCATTAGGCCCCGGATAGGTGGTGTCGGAGGGCGTGTTACCCGTGTACACGTCACCGTAAGCGCCGGTGCCGACGTACTGTTCTACCTCCACGGTGTGGACGTAGAAGTCTTCGATGCCGCCGCTCACCCGTAGAGCCAGACGTTGGAGTCCATGAGGTTGTTCTCTTGGAGTTTCCGCACGGCTGCGGGCACAAGCTCAGTCAGCGACTTGGCTTTCGCGTCCGCTGCCGCTGCTGCGTCGGCGTAGGTCAGGTGCGCGGTGCCGATGGACTTCTGAGAAGCCACGCTCGC